CTCTAATAAAATAAAAAATGTGTTTGATTTGGATAGGTTTTGTGGAAGGCAGAATTTAAAAACAAGAAGAGCAAGGAAGAAAATAAAAGAATGTTTAGAAATTCGTAACCAAGTAGAAATTGAGAAAGAAAAAATTGATAGAGAAAATTATAAAGTAACAGGAGATGTAAAAGCTTGGTATGATTAAGGAGTTGCCCAATTAAGATTCGTGGAAATAGGCGGAAGTGTAAGTGCTTTAAAATTTATCCTTAATAAAGTACACGGCTCACTGGTTGGGCGGCGCCTTAAACATATCATATGTACAAGACACAAGAATCAAAACTAAAGATGTACACTTTCATTATAAGTGAGAAAGACCCAAGCAAAGATGGTATTGGTGTTAGTTTTTGTTATAATCTGGAAGACGCTATGAGTAAAATGCACTTAGATGTGTCAAAGGCACTACAAAAATTCCCAGATACTAAGCTGATAATCCAGCATAAAGGAACATACGATGTTGATAATATAGGGCTTGAAGATTTTATGTCTATGCCCTATGAACGAAAGATAATCAAGAAAAAACCACCAGAGCAAACAAAGGTCGAAGGATTAGGGGCTAGATTAGCTTGGCTTCTAACTTACTTGCTTGAGGATAAAAAAGCTAAGAAGTACAAAAATAAATTAACAACTAGAGATATAAGTGACTTAAAAAGAATAATAAATAAAATATGTTTGAAGACCAAAAAAAGCAAGCCGAAGAAGCTATCCAAAGCGATAAGCTAAGTCATATCACAGCCGAGTTAAAAAAGAGGCTAGTAAGCAAGCAGGAATGTGAAGACAAAATCAAAAAACTCACTAAGGAAATTCACAAGTTAGTAGAGAGTGGTGAGTTGAATAATCTTGAAGATTACATTAAGATTGACGCTGATACCGATTTTGCCACAAACACAGGTTTACATATAAATTTAACTAATTAGAAAAAACTATGAAGTATTTAAAGTTAGTTGCTCCACTATTTGATATTGGAAAAGGCAACGAGTTCAAAGTAGACAAAGAGTCAAGTGAAAAGTTGTTGCGTGATGTAGTAGTAGAAAATCTATGGTCAATCGTAACATCTGAAAAAAACAAACAAGACGAAAGTAAAAGAGATGTTAAACGAGTCAATTCAGTAGAAGAAATGCGTAATGTAGAAAAGCTAAAGGAAAGGTTAGTTTATACTTCAACCGACATAGTAGAGATGGGTAACGACCTATTTAAGTTCTTACAGGACAGTTTTGAGATTGATAATATGCCTGTAACTGTCAGTAAAATCATTGTAGAGCTAGATAAGTTAATATCCGAGTGTGATAAGCAAGACGAAGAAGTAGCTGAGAAAGAATTTAAGGCACAGAATGCAAAGGGAACAAGTATTAAAAAGTATTACGAAGATATGGGAGTTAAAGTTGTAATTGATAAGCCAACACCACCCCCAGCTCCACCAAAACCAAATGCGAAGAAATAGTCTATTGGGCGGTCTTGTCTTAACGATAAACCGCCCTACTTCTATTGTTGAGATAGAAAAAAAACTATGCCGAAAGTTAGGAAGCCGATACAAAAAACACGCTAGACTTACTAATAAAGAAAAGAAAAACTTTGAAGCAGTATATAAAGACTTCAAAATTTATGGTAAGTTCTGGCGTGATATAGACGGTGCTAATTTTATTTTTACTTATGATTGTATCACAGAGAATATGGCAAGTTATCAGTTACACACATAGTTATGCACTTCGAATTAGTGTAAAGGGTTTACAATTCTTTGAAAATATAGTATAATAAAGATAGAAGACTAACTACCAATTTTATGTTTAGCAACTTTATATGTTCTGCCAAACAATTTGGTGGTTTTTTTTATACAAAAAATAAATTAGGGTGCGGAGGGCTGGTTTCCTCTGGGAAAAGGTAATCTCTATACTCCTCTGGAGTGTTTCACCATTAGTGGGTTTGGAAGAGATTAATTTTTATGTTGTGTATAAACTGTAAAAAACAAGTTAAGGAAGAAGATGGTATAGAAGTAGAGCTTTTAGCTGAAGGTATGGTTTTAGTTGGCAGATTATGTGCAAAGTGTTTAAAGAAGTTTAAGTAGTATGTGGAAGATTTTAACTAAACAAAAAGAGATAGTAACAGAAGACGATATTAGATTCTTAGCAGAACAGACTGGTTGGAAACTTATTGTTGAAGAAGATAAATGGTTGAAAGGAGAAGATGTAAATTTAGATAAAATAAATGAATAGTCAATTTATATGGCAGATGGAAGACAAAACAACGGAGGAAAGCGTAAAGGTGCTGGTAATCCTGGGTACGGAAAGAGAAAGAACTTAGTTGCAAGAGTAGATAAGTTTGAGCCTTTTTTTTGGGATGAGTTAGAGAAGATGATTACAGGAGATGATAAGGCAGATCGTAAGTATGCAATGACAGAGTTTAATAAGATACAGTTAAAGATGATTCCTCAAGATATTACTAGTGGAGGCAAAGAGATACCACAACCAATAATGAATTTAAAGTATGTTCAGCAAGACAACAGCAACATCGAAGATAATAGCGATGAGCAAGAGAATAAGAGCGATTCCTGGGGGAACGAGTGCGTCAAAGACAATCTCGATAATACTATACTTGATAGCAAGAGCTCAAAGTGATAAGATTCCAACACTCACTAGTATAGTTTCCGAGAGTTTCCCACATCTTCGTAGAGGAGCATTGAGGGATTTTTTAATGATAATGAAAGAACACGGTTATTATAATGATAAGTTATTTAGCAGGGCTAATAGTTGTTATACGTTCGAGACTGGTAGTGTAGTAGAGTTCTTTAGTGTAGATCAACCAGATAAGCTTAGAGGAGCTCGTAGAGACAGGTTATTTATGAACGAGGCTAATAATGTACCGTTTGATGCGTTTGAGCAGTTAGAAGTCCGTACTAAAGAGCTTATATTCCTTGATTGGAACCCTACAAATGAGTTTTGGTACTATACAGATCTTAAAGGTAAGCGAGATGATGTGGAGGAATTGACACTTACTTATAAGGATAATGAGGCTTTGAGCCCGGAGATTGTGGATAGTATAGAGCAGAGAAAGAATAGAAAAGGATGGTGGCAAGTATATGGATTAGGACAGTTAGGGGAGGTAGAAGGTAAGATCTATAAGAACTGGCAGATAATAGACGATATACCACATGAGGCTAGATTAGAGAGATATGGGCTAGATTTCGGATATAGTAATGATCCAACAAGTATAGTGGCGATTTATTACTATAATGGAGGATTCATATTAGATGAGGTTGCTTATCAGAAGGGATTGAGTAATAAGCAGATAGCAGACATTATAAACAGTCAAGAGACAAAGAAGATAGTGGTAGCTGATAGTGCAGAGCCTAAGAGTATAGACGAGATAAAGAGTTATGGGGTTACTATATTAGGTTGTGTTAAAGGATCCGATAGTGTTAGACAGGGTATTGGTAAGGTGCAGGACCAGCCGATATCAGTAACAAAGAGAAGTATAAACATAATAAGAGAATATAGGAATTACCTATGGAAGACAGATAAGAATGGTGTATTTTTATCACCTAACGTACCGGAACATACATTTAGTCATAGTATGGATGCGATAAGATATGGATTTGATGGTTATAGGGTAAAAACGGCAATAACTAAGATAGTAGATGATTTCAAGCCTAAAAAGAGTAAAAGGACAACAGGTTATTCGTTAAGAGCAGTTTAATATAATATATAAATATGGAAGACAACAAAACATTTGAACAGTATATTCCAAGTGCTGAAGACCAAGAGAAGGTCAGCTATGTATATAGCGAGATAAAGGATATGTTGGAAGTACAGAATCAAACTTACAGAGAGTTCAATGATAGAACATTGAAACAATTTTTAGACGACTGTCAGAAGCGGTTGAATGCTTATGTTCCTGATAGGGAGAGTCAAGGTAAAGCCGATTGGCAAGCTAATTTCTTTAGTAAGACAACAAGAAATAAGACAAAAGCGTTGATTGCAGGTATTGCGATGAATCCACCGGAGATCTCAGTTACAGCTTGGAACGAGAAAGGATCCGCTTCAATGCTAAGAGCAGAGGGTATGAAGACAATGATAGATGCTAGTTTTATAGAGGGTGATAATAATCCTCAAATGGAGATGTATCTAGATGGTTGGAACTGTAGTTGTAATGGAACAGTGGTAAAACACGATACCCATATCAAGATTACAGGTACAGTAAAGATAGTTAAGGACTATAATCCCACTACAGGAGAGTTAGAGATTGAAGAGAGCGAAGAGCTTATAGAGGATGAATGTGCAGAGATTGAGGTTCCGGTAGAGAATATGTTAGTAAAGGACGCTTATATAATGGATATTCAGAAGCAGTCAGCAATTGCTTGGGTAGAATATATAGATAAGGATAAATTGGACTTTGAATGGGGCGAATTCAAGAATTATAAGAATGTAAAACACGGTGGTGAGTTGGTCGGACAGGAGGAGATGCAGACTTTCTTTAAGAACGAGTGGAACGAGCGTACAACTGATGATAAATATGAAGTTATTAAATATTATAGAAAGTATGGTAAAGAAGGTGACATCTATCGTGTTGTTATTAATGGTGTACTTGTACTTGATGCACCGTTGCTATGGGGTAGGAAGAAAAAGAAGTATCCATTCAGTAAGGGTATATTTGAACCTTTTGCTAATCCTAATTTCTTTTGGGGTAACAGTTTACCTAATATCCTTATGGGCGAGCAGGATGTAGAGAACGCCTTTATAAACAGCTTAACTGATGAAGTTTACAGAAGTGTGACTACTCCGATGTTAGTTGGTGCTATTAATAAAGATTATTTTGACTTAGAAGACGAGAATGTAGACTCAGATACCAGGATTTATGTGGAGGATGTGAGTCAAGTAGTACCAATGCCAGTTAAAGGTGTTTCACAAGGTGATATTGCAATGTTGAATATTATTAAAGGTGGAATGGAAGATGATACTACTGATAAGACTCAGGGTGGAGCATCAGGTTCAGGTTCAACAGCAAGAGAGATTGTGATAGCTAATGAGCGTGCTGAACAGATTAAAGGTCTATTTTACATTATGATGACCGATTTATGGCTACAAAAGTACAGAATTAGACTAATAAACATCTCGATGAACTATAGCGATTCAAAGATTAAGTTAGTTATAGGAGAAGATGGTCAAGAGAAGACAGAAGAAGTGTTTAAGATATTCAGATTACCTAGTGCAGAGTTATCTACTGGTAAGATAGGAACTAAACAGATTGAGGTAGTTGGGGGACAAGAAGATTTATCAAGACCTTATGAACTAGACGTAAGGGAGACACAATCTGAGATTGAAGGAGCACCAACAGAGATAATGCAAATGACTAAGGATTACTTAGATGATTATGATTATATGGTTCGTATAGAGCCAGATGGATTGTATCAGAAGAGTAAAGCATTAAAGATGGCAATGATGGAAGAGAAGATGCGAGGTTATGCTACATATTTCCCAGAGAAGTTTATGCAGAACCAGGAAGAGTTCTTTAAGATGTTTGCTGAGAGTTACGGTGATGATCCAGATCAGTTCGGTGGGGGACAGCAACAGCCACAAGATCCAATGGCAGCAATGATGGGAGGAGGAGCTCCACAGGGTATGCCAGTTCCAGCAGGAGTGGGTGGACCAAGTCCAGAGAATGAGAGTCAATTAGGTAGCTTACCAAGTTTACCAGTATAAAATATGAGAATGTTATTAATAAGAATATTACTTAGATTGTTATCTGATACTAGTTATGAGTCAGTTAAGGATGAGGTAATACAGGAATGGTTAGCGGGATTGGCAGCAGAGAAGAGTGCATTTAGAGGTTATTATTCTATTAGGAAGAGAGCTATTCTTGGTGTATTAGGTGTAGGTGTTAGTCAGAAAGAGTACTGGGTAAGTATGGGTAAGTTAGCAGAATTAAAACAATTAAGAGATTTATCAATGGGTGCATTAAAGAAACATGAAAAATAATTAATAATAAATTATATGCCAAGAAAAAAACGAAAGTCAGATTCAAGTTCTGTTGTTAGAAAGAGTGAACTAAGGTCTGCCGGAAAGAAAGTAAAAAGAAAAAAATCAGTAGTTAGAGCAAGTGAACTTAAGGTAGCAAAGAGAATTAAATTTGCTAAAAAAGCAAGCAAGTCTATGTTGGGACTACGTAAGGCTGCATCTTATAAAGCAATTAAGAAAGCAGATCCTAGATCTGTTGTAAGGGAGAGTGAACTTGGTACACCGAGTAAAAAAGGGTTAGATAGATTGATGAAACGAGTTTACAAAAGAAGAAAGAAAAAATAAGAATATATAATTAGATATATTAAGTCATAAGTTCGCAGGAGTAGCGAATTAAAATAAGACTCTTAAAACAATATGGCATTTGAAAGAACATTAGCTTCTGCGGATGAATCTGTGGAAGAAGAGACTTTAATCGAGGAGGAAGAAACCTCCACTTCTGATGGTCCAGAAGAAGAAGAAAACGAAGTAGAACTTGAGGAAGAAACCTCTATAAACGAGTCTGAAGACGAAGAGTCTGAAGATGAAGATTCTGTGGAAGCTCTTAAGGCAGAGCTTGAACAAGCCAAGTCCGATAGGGACAACTACAAGAAGGGAATGCTATCAGCAAAAGGCAAGAAGAGAGCTGAAGAAGGTATAGATGAAGACACAACAGAACATGTTGATGTAAATGAAGCGACGGTTTTAGCTGTTCTCGGTAAGAAGACAGAGAAAGAAGCTTTATCAAATACGCTTATACCTAAACACAAAGATTATATTCCTGAACTTGTAGATGACAATCAGTATCAAGAAATCTTAGGTTATTTACCTAGGAATATTGATAAAACCTCTTATAACTCCATAGTTAAAGGGCTAAAATTAGCCACAAAGATGTGGAAGTCAGATAAGGGGATTAAAGATAAATCATCCAAGAAATCAACTATTCTGAATACAACTAAGTCAGGTACAGTATCTGGAAAGACTGGAACGGTAAAGAAAGACGGTGTGCGTAAACTTATAAAGAAACAGGATGGTGCGACAACTTGGTATAACTAAAAAAACTTATGGCTTTTACTCCTATTTACGGTGATGAAGGTAAATACTGTAGTGTTGGATTTGCAACAGGTACAACTGTTGTTAAGGGAAACGCTATTGTAGACAACGGAAGTGGTTATATGACAAATGCTTCTGCTGGTGGCAATGCAGATATTCTGTATGTTGCAGTGGAATCAGTTGTTACAACCGCAAATGACGAGCAGGTTCTATGTGTTAGAACTAATGGCGTTACATTCCTAGCGGATTGTGATGCAGCGTGGGCACAGACAGATGTCGGTACTTATGCAGATTTAGCAGCAGCTGGGCAGGTCGACCCAAATGCATCAACAGATGACATTTTCTATATTGAAAAAGGTGTTGGTGTAGCAGCTACAGGTACTCAAGTGGTAGGACAATTCCAACAAGGTGTACCTAACTCATAAAGTAGAATAATCTAAACTAGAAAAATATGATAAAAACTACAGATTTTCCTGCATTGACAGACGATTTGCAAGATATTTTCAAAGAATATGCGAAGAGTGCTATTGCAGACCTGAAAGGGTTTCAACTGTTTAATGTAAAGGATACAGACAGACGAACTTTTGACCATCTGATTTTACACGGTATGCCTGGAGCACAGAGAGTAGCTCAAGGTTCAGACCTACCAAAGTTAGACATTGTTGAAGGTGATTCAGTAACTTGGACACAGGAAAGATTTGGTGCATTGGTATCAGTCACAAAGGATATGAGATTATTTGACCTTTATGATGCAATTGAAGGTGTAGTTCGTTCAGTAACAGACGCATCTTTCAATGATATTGACCAATCTTACGCAGATGTATTAACAAATGGTTTCTCAGCAGCGAATTATATTGATGTTTGGGGTTCAAGTGTAGCTGCAACTGGATATGACGGAAACGCCTTATTCATGGCAACTCACAGTAATAACCTAAACGCAAACACATTTAGTAACTTGATTACTTACGGAACAGTAAATCCTATCTTGAGTCGTGAAGCTATCGTAGCAGCACGAGTTCAAGCTATGAACTATGTAGACCCAAATGGAAAGAACCGACCAAGTAATCTTGATTGTATCTTGGTATCTCCTGGATATGAAGATGAAGCACAACGAATCATCAACTCAGTACAGATTTCAGGAAGTGGTGAAAATGATATTAATCCTTTGAAGGGTAAAGTTAAAGTTAAAGCTTGGGAAAAACTAGCTTTACGGTCAGATGGAACAGATACTTCAGCTTATTGGTTTATGTATGACTCAAAGAAAGTAGGCGAAATGCTACAATCTAAGTTCAGACAACGACCAGTACTTGAAGCACCAGAACAAGTATACAAGAGTAAAAATTGGGATTATTCCTTAGATTTTTACTACTCAATCGGTAGAGGATTTGGAGCATATATGTATGGTTCAAACGCTACAGGAGCATAGTAATTAAAAGGTGGTGGGGTTGGATTTATCTGACCCCTCCATAAATAACTATAAAACTATATGGGATGTAACTGGGGTAAATTATTATCACAGGATAGATGTAAGGCTATTGGTGTTCCTTGGAATGACCAAGACCTAGATGCTATCTATAAACTAAAAATCCCTGCTAAGTTCGTAAGAAATGGCTGTTTAACAGTTGAAGATTACGAGAAAGCATTAGCAGAGATAGAAGAATGTAAAGCAGCTGGCAAAGGTAATCCATTGGAATACATGGAATTAAATGACCTTATTAAGAAGGCAGAGGAATTGAAAATCAATTTCACCCCAGCTGCAATCGGAAGAAACGACTTAATTCAATTAATTAAACAGTCTGAATTGCCTATTAAAGAAGAGGTGAAAGTAGCGAAAAAGAAGGTTGTAAAGAAGAAAAAGAAAACCAAGTAGGAGAGCTTAGACTAAAAATTTTATGCCTATTTTAAATGGGAAGAAGGTAACAGCATTTCCAGGTTTG